CAAAATCCAAATACCGTAGACCCTTCTACGAGACCGTTACCTCTACCGAATCCTGAAAGACCTGCTTCGGTGGTTGGAAGTATAACTTGAGCCCATGGTAAATCGGGGGTTGCGATTGCATCTTTTTGATGCGTATGTGAACCATGTACACGAACACGAACCCTACCAATCATCAACGGGTCTTGTCTATCTTCTACTATACCATACCAAAATTTCATTATACTTTCCTCGGAGCAGCTGCATTATCTAATGGTGTGTAATCTGCAATTTTTCTTGCGTAACTTTCTTTTACACATTCAACGTACAATTTACCCACCTTGTCAGCAGGTACACCATTCACACATATGTCTGTAATCAAATATCTGTTATCATTCATTTTATCTGCAATGTCCACACCACCTGTTGAAGATTGTGGTGGGGGGATATCTAACTTAATAACTGTGCCAACACTCAAGTCTGTTCTTAGAGGTATTGTAATTACGATTCTATTTTGTTGTAGAATCTCTAACATTGCTCTACGTTCTAGTTTAGCTGAATCTACTTTGGCAGACCATCCTTTAAATGTTTCTTCTTCGTCTAGAGTAGTTGCGTTATCGTATGCATGAATCATTCTAGTATCTGTAATTCTAACCGCATCGTACTTATATCCTAGATTAGTATCTACATCTTTGTCAGTAACTGCTGGAGATACTTTTGCATCGATTACATTCTCTGTTGTAAGGACTTTTTCAAAGACCTCGTTTTGTCCACCCGTTCTAATCATTGGATGACCCGAAAGATGTCCTTCTGCATTTCTTGAAAAAACTTCATCAATAGAGTAAAGGTCAATTTCTTCTACTTTTCTTATAGGGTCATATGTTAATTGAGTTGATGCATAAGCACCCCCAATCATTCCCCTTAAAGTGTCTGCTCGTTGCGGGTGTTCAATCGATTCAATAACGGTATTAACCCCACCATCAGCATTTGCATCGATATCTGCAGTTGTGGTATCTCCCTGTCTAGACCCATATGAGAATGTAAGAGGAAATTCTTGTTGGAACATTTCATCAATACTTTTAAAACAGAAACCACCATTTAAGGTTTCGTAAAAGAACATACCATTTTGATATGTTGCGCTATCAGCCATACCTTTGTCGCTGTTGTTAACACAAAAATCTATGAACTTATCAATCGTCCAGTTAGGTAAAACCATTTGTTGGTTTTCGGGTTTAGTGTCTTCCCAATGAACGAATTCCTCTGTAGGTATGTGTCCGTCTTCGATAAGAACGTTTTGCAACATCTTATCATATGAACCACGCATGACTCTAGATACTCTAGTATTTCTAACAGTAAACATCCGTGGGTCACACACTTTAAGAACATAGGATTGAGTTGATTGGTCAACTCTATTAATTGCAGTAATCTTGTAAACTTTTAAATCTCTGTCAATACTGAATTCTTCAGAAGCTTCTTCACCCATGCCTTCAATCTGTTTGATTGAAATACGAATGTACTCATCACCAACAATCTTAAAATTTTTCAATAAATCAAGACCATCGATAATATGGATATCACCTGTAACGAACTTATTGTAGATACTTTCATACAGACGAAACATTAGAACTGAATTCTGTATGTCTACGGATTCGCCTTCTTGGTTCACTAAATTGATGGCATCGATGGTAAATACACCACCTTGCATATTTTTCTTTTCGCTCATAATTACGCCATTATGCGTTCAAACTCAGATACAACTCTTCGTATGAATTCGGGTCTAATAATTTTGATAGTTCTTTTCTTTTCGTTTTCTTCTAGTTCTTGGTGTTGGAAAGTTTGCGGAACCCAAGTACCTGTTTCAGATAAATCATTATTTAAACGTATCCCTGCTGAAAAGGCATCAGAATCATAATAGTATGCAGTCGCATCTCTACTTTCTTTTACTGAGTTTGGTGTAAATGATTTGGTACTGTTTAATCCTGTAACTTCTTGGTTTGCTTTAAACTTTTGACCATTGACTGTCTCTACCCATATGCGTTTAAATGTTGGGTCTACTTTTAACACCTTACCTTTAGCACTTCCCTGTGATACATCTTCTCCTACTAAAAACTTACTGGATGATGATACTATGTCTGTGCTGTTTGGTGCAACTAGGACTTGCCCACGATATTTGTTATCCAAGTAGTTTTCAAAGGTTTGATTGTCCATATGCCAATCATAGTAATTAGTTATCTCATTAGCAAGAAACAAAGTCCAATGTAAGTCACCGTCACCGTATAGTTTTGATGCAATAATATCGGGACGTTCTCCGTCTTGAATTTCGTAGACAGTGTAATCAACTATATCACTTAACGTGTTTCCGTTTATTTGTGCTTTACGGAAGAAATCTTTGATGGTAACAATTCTACCATCAGAAAGTTTATATTGTATTTCAGGAAAGTTTTTATATAATTGGTTAGCCATTACCCATCACCTCTTGTTTGTCTATCACGAATACTGTAGTCAGCACCAGTAATAGGTTGACCCCCATCTCCTTTATCCTTCCCAATTGGAGAAATCTTTTGGAAGTTCTCTTGAGTAACAATTTTGATTTCTGTAAAGTCTAACTTCATAGCAGACTTGGTTGGTTGACCATTCTCAAAAAAACCTAATTCTGTGTCACCGTGTTGGATGTCGCAACCTGTACAAACCATTGGCATAAAACCGTCTAGTCTTTCTGCAATAGGGCCTTCCCATTCTACATCAAATACATTTGGGTAGTTAAAGAAGTTTTCGTTTTCTGTTGTTTCAGACGTACCAAAAGTATCGGGTAACATTGCAGTTCTAAAGTAGAACATGATTTGTTGAACCATGTCTGCTTCTTCCTTAGAACGTGGATAGAATTCATACTGAAATGAGAAAGAACGAAATCCAATACCTTCTAACAACTGTTCTTCCATCGGGTTAACTGCTCGTCCAGCATTCATGTTCATGAAATCACCTGTAGCAGCGTTCATCAATTTGTTTATAGCAGCTCCTGCCATGTTTTTAACTTCACCCGCAAATTGTTCTAGGTCACCACCTTCACCTAAGAAGTTGCCAGATTCACCCCCATCAAACATATCTGCAAGTCCACGGATACCTGAACCAAAACCTTGAGTCTTATAGTTAACGGTGAAGTTACTTGCTAAATGTTCGGGTTTAACGTACATTGCTATTTCTATATCTTCTTTAGATAATAGGTTAGCTGCATTTGCACCTTCTCTTGCCTCACGAGCACGTGTTCTGAAAATAATGTAGTTATCTAGTTGGTCATATAGTGGATACTGTAAGTCTCTTGACCCGCTTGAAGGAGTTTTTTTAGCAAGACCCTTTGCTTGGTTTCTTGCATCTAAGTTTTTTTCTAAAGAAGACCGTCTTTTTTCCAAAGTTCTTTTTGCTTCTTCTGCCTGTTCCCCTAATTGGTCAAGGATAGATGTCTTATTAATATTCTTTAGTTTACTTTGAATACCCTTGGCAGAGGAGACAGCGGACTTTGCTTGATTGACCTTGTCTAGTAATTTGCTTAAACCCATAAATACCTTCGTTATTAATTATATTGGTGTTATATCTATTTATGTCTTACAGTGGCAAGTTTAAACCTAAAAACTATAAAAAATACAAAGGTGACCCTACTAAAATCTATTATCGTTCTCTTTGGGAGCGTAGATTCATGGTTTACGCTGACTCAAACCCCAATATCATTGAATGGGGGTCTGAAGAAATCGTTATACCTTACATTTCTCCTCTTGATAAAAGAAGACACAGATACTTTCCTGACTTTTACATTAAGTATGTAAATACTTCGGGACAGACTGTACGGGAAATCATAGAGGTCAAACCTAAGAAACAACTCAAACCGCCTGCTAAACCGCAGAATAGAGTTTCCAAGAGATATTTAATGGAAGCACAGACTTATGCGGTCAATCAGGCAAAATTCAAAGCAGCAGAATCCTACTGCAAAGACAGACGCTATAAATTTCGCATATTAACTGAAGACCATTTGACCTAAATGCATAAATAGATGTATGGGACAATTACTGGATGACTTAAATAACGAAAAACCAAATGAACTTCGTCAACGTAGTCAAGACAGTTTGAATTGGTTCCGTAATAATTTAAGACAGATACGAGTGCGTTCACAATCTTTGCTAGATGAAGTCGGCCCAACCACAACAAGAATTGAAATGGGTAAACTTTACATGTTTTTTTATGATGCAAAGACTAAGGCAAAGTTACCTTACTGGGATTACTTTCCTCTCTGCATTCCTATCAAAAGATATGATACTGGGTTCATGGGTTTGAATCTTCATTACCTACCACCAAGATATCGTATTAGATTGTTAGATGCATTGTACACTAATGTAACTGACGGTGGATTTGATATCAACTATAAGATGGTGAAAAGTATAGGTGCATATCGCTGGGCAAAACCTTGCGTAAAACAATACCTAAACGGTCACTTCGATAGTTACATAAAAGAAGTTGAACCCAAGTATTGGGATATGGTGTCCATGTTACCAACAACAAAGTTTAATATAAATGCGAACACAGTATACGCTGAAAGCATGAGGAAGATTTAATGGCAATAGAAAACCTAATTAATAAAGGTATCTCCACGTTTCTAGGTGGGGATGATAAAGGAACTGGTATCGATAGGTTTGTATCAAACTTTGATACGGGTGCAAGAGCAAATAGATTCCAAGCAGACTTCTTTGGCCCAATGGGGTTATCGTTAGAGGGATTACGTTGTGATACTGCTTCATTGCCAGGAAGAACAATCGAATCAACTCCATGGTCTGAATACGGACAAAAAAGACAGATGCCAAACGCAGTCAACGATGGTGGTGAAACCGCATTTACTTTCAATTGCGACCAAGCATTCGCTGATAGACTCATCATCGAAGCATGGCAGTCTTTAGTATTTACTGCTGGAGAAGGTAGTCAACTTCAACCAACATTTGCATTTTACAACGATTACATTGGACAAGTTGATATAACTCAGTACAGGACTGACGGTGGTTCTGCATTGAAATACAAGTTATATGAGTGTTACCCAAAATCATTTGAAGCAATGGCGTTAGACTCCAATACTCCCGATAGTATTTTGAAGTTCAGTTGTACCATGGCATATAGAGGGTGGGAAGTAGAATATACACAACCACCAGCTTTATCGGGACTAAATAAAGGAAGAAGGGCACTTAATGCTGTTATGGAAGGACTATCAGTCGCTTCTAGATTTGGTAGTAAAGGCGATAAACTTCTTGGAAAGTTAACCAAAGCAGATACTAATCTTGGTAAGATTAATAACGTATTCGGCAATGGTAACTAATTATATAATTGAGGAAATAAATTATGGCATTACCAATACAAAGTGCACCAACTTATAAATGTGTACTACCAAGTGATGGTCAAGAAGTAACATTCAGACCATTTCTAGTAAAAGAACAAAAAGTTTTAGTAATTGCAAAAGAAGGTGAAGACCAAAGCAGGTCACTTGCTTCAATAAAGCAGATGATTAAGGCAGTAACATCATACGATGAAAACGAATGGTTGGACGTTGAAAAACTTCCTATGTTTGACATTGAATATCTGTTCATTAAAATTAGAGCAGTATCAGTAGGTGAAACAGTTAAACTTAATCTGACTTGTCAAGAAGAGCAGTGTAATGGAACTGGTGAAGTTACTGTAAATCTT